TTTCTAGTTTTTTACGAAGTCTACTCTCTCCCAGATATGTCGCTCACATGATTTCATTGACTGGCCCCTTGCGCAAAGAAAGTCTCACGTTTACAATCGTCCTAACTATTAAGGTATATCTATGCACAGTGGCATTTACGCGGACGCTTTGATGCGTTCAGTAGCCTTGGCTGTAGCGAGGAATCAGGTTGGACAGCAACGTCCCATCACAGAACTCCTACCACGCGAAGGAATTACACAGCAAGAATACGATGATCTAAGTAAAAACCCGCAGTTTAAGCAGTACGCAGATGCTTACGCAAAGGAACTTACAGAGTCGGGCTTTTCTTTCGCTGCCAAATCACGCGTTTTAGCAGAAGACTTGCTTCCCATGGCCTATAAAATGGCTAAGGACATAGACGTTCCGGCACCCGTAAGGGCTAAGATGATTGAGAACCTAGTTGAGTGGGGTGACCTTAAACCGAAAAAAGATTTAGCTCTGGCTCAGGTGGGTAGTGGCTTTAGTATAACCATAAACATCCCGGATTCTTCCTCACTAAACGTCGGGAAACAGTCAGAACCGAAAGACATAACTCCCGCAGCTGTCGAAAAACCGACAGAAATCGCAGTATCCGACAACACCCGAAAAGATATTAGCGTAGAAGACTTTGAGTTAGTGGTTTTAGAGCCTGATGAAGAGCTAATTACGTCTGAGGTTAAAGAAACGCTAGATAACTTATTCGATGAAGAGTACCACGACGCGGAGGCAGAGGAATGAGCGATAATGACATGGTATACAACCCGTCACCGTCGTTAGTACCGTTTTTAACGTGTGATAATTTTATATCTTTGGTCTCAGGGCCTGTTGGATCGGGTAAATCGTCAGCCGCCATGATGAAAGTTGCATATCATGCAGGCAGGATGCGTGCCAGTTCCGATGGTATAAGACGTTCAAGGGCAGTAATCGTAAGAAACACTAACCAGATGTTAACTGACGCAACGATCCCGACGTTTACAACGTGGTTTCCAGAAGGGGCGGCAGGTAGATACGCTAGAACAGACAAAAGATTTTTTCTAAAATTTGACAATGTGGAATGTGAAGTACTTTTCCGTGGTTTGGATGATGCGAACGACGTTCGACGACTTTTGTCGTTGGAATGTTCCTTTGGTGTTCTAGATGAGTACAGAGAAATACACCCAGACATCTTTAACGCACTACAGGGTCGAGTAGGACGATACCCTTCGGTGGCGAAAGGAGGCTGTGTTTTAGATAATGGCGAACCTAACGCGCATATTTGGGGAGCGACGAACGCCCCAGATACGGATACGTTTTGGGAAAAGTATATGACTGAGCCTCCAAGCACGGCTTCGATCTATATGCAGCCGGACGCTCTGAGTGACGAAGCTGACTGGACGCAGAATTTGATAGCGGGATATTATGAGAAATTGGCAGAAGGTAAAACGCCTGATTGGGTTGACGTTTATATTAGGAATAAGTTTGGCCGCTCACTTGCAGGCACTCCGGTATATGATCGAAGCTTTGTCGCGGACTTCCACATAGCAGAGCATGAATTGAAGCCGATACCGCTTCCTGACTACCCCATAATAGTTGGAATTGACTTTGGTAGAACGCCCTGCGCAATATTTAAGCAGCGTGACCCTCGTGGTAGGGTTATGACGCTTAGTGAAGTGACTTCTGAGAATATGGGCATTGAAACTTTCATACGTACGAAATTAGCGCCACACATTTCGCGCCACTACCCCGGCCATGAGATGATATGCGCTCCAGACCCTGCGGGGTTTATGAAACAACAGCTAAATGAGATGACATTAGTAGATGCGCTTCGCCATGCGGGGTATCAGTGTATTAAACCGCCGTCCAATAAACCGCAATATCGGATACAGGCAGTTGAAAGGCTACTGAATCAGCACCTTGAAGGTGAGGCAATGTATTTAGTGGATAAAAGCTGCGTTATGTTGATCCGTGGTTTCCACCATGGGTATCGTTACAAGAAAAAACGCAACGGCGAACTTGAAGACAAGCCAGATAAAAATGAGTATTCTCACATCCACGACGCTAACCAATACGCGGATAGCATAATAGACTTACAATCTCGTGGGTCGGTGTCTTCTCAGGGAAGAAGGGAAGTAAAGAAAGTCAACTACGTGTATACTTGAGAAAATAACTGGTACAATCGGAGTTAATTGCATTTGAGGAGTAGTGGGTATGAAGCCCTATACAAAAACAGGCAAAAAAAATATTGATCACCCCGTACACGCAGCTAACGCGAAACAAGACTCTGCTAACAAGGCAGCAGACGCTAAAAGAAAAGCTGATGCTGCGGCACGTAAAAAAGTTGGCGATGCTAAGCGGGCGAAACAAGACTCTGCTAACAAGGCGGCTGATACCAAAAGAAAAGCTGATGCTGCGGCACGTAAAAAAGTTGGCGATGCTAAGCGGGCGGCTGCGGAAAAAACGAAGCCGTTCACAAAGTTGGGTCGGAAGAAGACTATGAAAGAGAGAGGGCGATAAGATGGCCGAAGCAGAAGATTCTAAAACAGCTAGAGCAGCGTCGAAGGCGTTGGTAAGAACCCTTAATTCTGATAGCCGGAAAACAGCACCACCAAAGACTAAGGCGAAAAAACCCAAAGTAAAAGAGTCACCTGACTCTGTAATGGCTAGGGCGGAAGCGGCGGCGTTGGTAAAAACCCTTAATTCTGATGACCGTAACAGACACGCGAAGAATAGAATCTCTAAATAGGATTATACGATGGCAAACATGGCCCTAATACCTGTAGCAAGCGCGGCTGACCTTGAAAGACAAGCAAAAGAAGGTAGCGAGAAGTTACAGCAAGAAACATACATACAAGAACTGGCTTCTCACGTACGTAAACGATGGGAAGTGTCGAACGGATCAAAACGTGATCTGGAAGAACGTATGTTACAGTGTGTTCGTCAGCGTAACGGGGAATATGATCCTAGCGTTAAAGCAGAAATTAAGTCACAGGGTGGTTCTGATCTATTTATTCAATTAACCTCTGTTAAGTGTCGTGCTGCTACAAGTTGGTTACGTGATACGTTGTTAGGTACTGGAAGTGACAAACCTTGGTCTATGGACGCTACACCTGATCCAGAATTACCTGCGGAAGTTACCCAAGGCCTAGAAGGTAAGTTAGCACAAGAAATTATGACGGCAATGCAATCAACAGGTGCTATGCCGAACGAAGAAGATTTAGCCGAAGTAGCTAAGTCGATGAAAGACGAAGCAAAAGAGCTAGCGGAAGAAGAATCCGAAAAGCGCATTGCTCGTATGGAACGCAAAATGGAAGATCAACTGCTAGAAGGTGGTTGGTACGAAGCGTTTAACGAATTTATAGAAGATATTGTTACTTTCCCTTACGCAGTTATGAAAGGGCCAGTTAAGCGTCGCCGCAAAGTATTGAAGTGGGAGGAAGGAAAACTAGTTCCGCAGGAAGTTATTCGTAATGAGTGGGAACGAGTTAATCCGTTTGACCTTTATTGGGCTCCTTGGGCTTGGAACATAAATGATGGTTATGTTATCGAACGTCATAGAATGACGGCAGATGACTTGCAAAGTTTAGTTGGTGTTCCCGGCTATAACGACGATGCTATAAAAACAGTTTTAGGTGATTTTAACGGCGGCGGACTTAAAGAGTGGTTGTGGGTTGACACTGCTAGAGCGGAAGCTGAAGGTAAAAGTACTACTGAAGCAGTTAACAACGACGATCTTATTGATGCGTTGCAGTTGTGGGACAGCATATCTGGCAAGCTACTTGTAGAGTGGGGCGTTCCAGAAGAGGAGATAGAAGACCAAACTATGAGTTACCCGTGTGAGGTGTGGCTTATTGGTACTACTGTTATACGTGCTGTACTAAACTACGACCCGATTGGCCGAAAGCCATATTACATGACTTCGTACGAAGCTAAGCCCGGATCGGTAGATGGTAAAGGCGTTGCAGATTTATGCCGCGATTCGCAAGCTATGGTAAATGCCACAAGCCGCGCACTCGCAAACAACATGGGAATATCGTCAGGCCCACAGGTCGGGGTTAATATTAGCCGTTTACCTGCCGGGGAAGACATATCAGATATGCACCCGTGGAAAATATGGCAGTTCCAAGCTTCAGAATATAACGACGGTTCACCTCCTCTGTCTTTCTTCCAACCTAACAGCAACGCGCAAGAGTTGATGGCAGTGTTTGAGAAATTCTCAGAGCGTGCTGACGAAGACACAATGATTCCAAAATATATGACTGGTGGACATACTCCGGGCGCAGGTAGAACTAGCTCAGGTCTAGCCATGATGATTTCCAATGCAGGCAAGGGAATTAAACAAGTAATTAATAATATAGACAAAAATGTAATAATCCCTGCAATTCAGCGGTTATACCATGACAATCTGCGTTATGCTGACGATCCTGACCTAGTTGGTGACGTTAATATAAGCGCACGCGGCGCTAGCAGCTTAATTGTTAAAGAAGCTGAAGCTGTACGAAAGAATGATTTCTTACAACTAGTACTAAACAGCCCCATGGCCCAAGAAATTGTAGGTTTAGATGGCGCAGCGGAACTTTTACGTGACGCAGCTATGAATTTAAACACAAATCCAGATCGTATTGTTCCAGATCGCCCCAAAGCTAGCATGTTACAGAAGCAAGCCCAGATTATTGCCCAACAACAAGAGCAAATAGCTCAAATGGAGCAGGGCATGCAGCAACATATGCAAGAAATGAAGGCGGAAGGACAATCTATGCCTCAACAGCAAGCACCGAAGGCAGCATTGCCAGATGGTTCCCCTGCGGGAGGAAGATCGAGTAATATAATGTCACCAAGGCCGAATGGTGCTTGACAGACATATCAGGACATAGTTTATAATGACAATGTTTATAGGACATAAACCTAAACAGCAGCAGCTACAGGCTCTACATAACTGCAAATCTATTGCAGGGTTGTTGGAGTTGTTTGAAGCCAAACTAGCGGAAGTAAAAGACTCTCTGGTAGTGGCGGAAGACCCAGTAGTAATCCACAGACTGCAAGGAAAGGCGACTGTCCTCAAAGAATTCCTCGAAGCGGTTGAGAAATCGCAAGAGGTGTTAACGCGTCACTAAGACGTTTTTTTAATCCTAGCAAACCATTACGTTAAAGGCAGACCGATAGAGGAGCCGGAAACAGAGTTGGAGCTTAAAGGAGTATGTTATGGCTTTACCCAAGCAAGTTAAACAAAAGATAAAGGAAGTTGAAGACCTAGAAAAGCAGCTATTAGGCGAGACAGAGGTAGTAGAAGCAGCCCCGGAAGAAGAGGTTGTTGTCGAAACCACCGAAGAGCCAGTAGCAGAGCCAGTACTGGAAGAAGCAATTCCCGAAGCTGAAGTTGACGAGCCTAAAGAAGAGCCTAAAAAACCAGATGAAGATGCAGTGTGGAAACAAAAGTACAAAACCCTACAAGGTATGTACGATAAAGAAGTTCCACAGCTCCATACTCAAGTGAAAGAGATGAACCAACAGCTCAAAGAGCTACAAGATTCTCTTAAAACTAGAGCAGAAGAGCCTAAACCTGTTGAAAAACTGGTAACAGATGATGATGTTAAAAACTTTGGCGAAGACCTTATTGAAGTTCAGCGTAAGGTAGCACGCGAAGTAGCTGCGGAGTTCCAAGTTAAATTGGATTCTATGCAAAAGGAAAATGTTGAGTTGCGCGAGCTTCTTGGCACTACCGATAGCAAAGTAGCGGAGAGTTCGTTTCAGAATATGCTTCACCAATTAGTTCCTGATTTCGCAGCACTTAATGCTGACGATAAATGGGTTAGCTGGTTGGATGAGGTAGACCCTGTATTACGTGCGCCCCGACGCTCAGTAGCTCAACAGGCATTCGCCTCTGGCGATGCGGAAGGAGTAGCATACTACGTAGATTTATTCCGAAAGGAACAAGTCGCATTAGAGCCAACCCCAGAAGCTAAACCAAACGAAGAGCTTGAACGTCAGATTCAGCCTAGTCGAACGGCTGCTACGGCAACTAAGACTTCGCAGAAAGGTAAGATTTATACAAATTCTGACATCGCTAAGATGTTCCAGAAGGCGGCGACTCTTAACAGTTCAGCGAAATTCGATGAAGCTAACAAACTTGAAGCTGAAATTGACGCTGCTTACATGGATAACCGTGTAATAGCGTAACCTAACTCTTAATCCTATTGGAGGCCTCTCATGGCTATTGTATATCCCGTAACAGGTAGTGGCGCGTTTGACACTACTCCTTCGTACTCCGGTGCGTTTATCCCAACTCTTTGGTCAGGTAAGCTACTGGCTAAGTTTTATCAAAACACCATCCTCTCAGAAATCACTAACACTGATTAT